AGCCTCTGTTTTGGAGATGTGGACTGGGAAGCCCCATCCCCGAGATGATCTTGAGGCTGAAATTATTACTTTTTCGGATTTGTCAGATATTTTTATAGAGATTGTAGATAGCGCTGACAATACTAAGATTCACTCACAAGATACAGTGCTTATTAATGCTGAGTTGATAGGTAAGTCGCAGTGGATAAAGCGAGCGTCGCTTGCCGCTAAAGTTCCTTTACGTCCTTATTTTGTTACCCTTTTCTCTAGAAAAGACGAGCGTTTTGTTAATAAAGGCGCTGAATATCGTCGTATGCAAGAGATGGCTCACGATAGACCTGTTCCCGTTGTTGTTTATATAAATGGAGATCGTGGTATTGGAAAGTCTCATTGTCTCGATGAATTGAAACGTACTATTTGGGTTCTTCTACAGGATGCTAAGATTGTAGAAGGTCCTTATAAAGAGAGTGATTGTTTTCCGTGGATTCAAGAGGAAGAGTTCTTCGATGGATATAATGGACAACTTATCACCCAAGTCGATGATTTTATGCAATCTATGGATAAAGATATCCGTAAAGTAGTAGCTCATACTTTAGTCACTATGTGTTCACCTGTTCAATATAATTTGAGAGTAGCTACTGTTGAGAATAAGTCTCATGTATATTTTCGTTCTAAACTGATAATTATAACTACGAATTTACCCGATCTTAAGTTTGGCTCGCAAAATATGGCTTTAACTTGTCCTGAAGCGTTAGTCGATCGAATGACTATCGCTGTTCATATGGAGGCAGATCGCTCCTTTACTCTTCTTCAGGGTTCTATAGATGGGCAATCTAGTGTTAATATGTCCCTTGGTGAACTTGCTGCCCTGACTGCTAGTGCCATTGAAGCTCGAGATGTTGAGAAAGATAAACATCCTAAAATTAAGAAGCCAGCGGTTTTTACTGGAAAGTTTGAATCGGCACGCCTCCGAATTCGTATGGAATCGGGAGGCACTAAAGAAAAAGAGGAAGAGTCTAGTAAAGGTAAGGAGAGGG